AATCAGCGAGCCTAAATCCTGGGCGCAAGTGATAGCGGATAGCGACGCAGAGCAGGCTAAACAATATACGACATTGAGGGCGAGAAAATGAGCAATGCACTTGCAGTAATGACCAACAAGCTGGCACAGCGCCTCGATATGGGCGTAGACGGAAGTTCGCTGGTAGACACCTTAAAAGCTACCGCCTTTAAAGGTTCGGTCACTGACGCGCAAATGGTGGCCTTGTTGGTGGTCGCTAATCAGTACGGGCTGAATCCCTGGACTAAGGAAATTTATGCTTTTCCTGATCGGAATAACGGGATTATTCCGGTTGTTGGTGTTGACGGCTGGTCGCGCATTATCAACAGCAACGATCAATTCGACGGTATGGATTTCGAGCAAACGGCAGACGCCTGCACTTGCATCATTCATCGAAAAGACCGCAGCCACCCTATCAAGGTTACTGAGTATCTGGACGAGTGCAAGAAGTCAGGCTCTGTCCCTTGGCAATCACACCCTAAAAGAATGCTGCGGCATAAAGCCATGATTCAGTGTGCGCGTATCGCGTTCGGGTATGTCGGGATTTATGACCCGGACGAAGCGGAGCGCATATCAGATGCGGATTTTACAGCTTCAGAAGTTGATGTATCCGCAGAGATAAAAGCCATTGACGAAGCGCATAGCCTAGTGTCGCTGCAAGTAGCATTTTCAAAAGCATGGACAGCGAACACCGACAAGGGAGCCAGAGAAAAACTAACCGCAGCAAAAGACAAGCGAAAAAAGTTCTTAACTGAAAAGCCCGCAATCGAGGTGGAACATGCAACAGCAGAGTGAAAGCAGACTGACATTCGTTTCAATGCTGGATAAAAAATCAGCCGATGGTCATCGCATTGCGTTGTGGCAGTGCGAATGCGGCAAACATGCCGAGATCATTGCCAGCCGAGTTAGAAGCGGTTACACGCGATCATGCGGATGCCTTCTGTCGGAATGCAAGCCAAACCTTACTCATGGAATGAAATATACCGGCACCTATTCTAGCTGGAGTTCCGCAAAGGATAGAGCCACAAACCCATCAAGCAAAGATTTTCACAGGTACGGCGCTGTCGGTATTGGGATGGCTGAGCGATGGTTAAATTTTGAAAACTTCCTTGCTGACATGGGCGAAAGACCAGGCGGCACATCCATTGACCGAATAGATGGAACCAAAGGGTATGAGCCTGGCAACTGTCGGTGGGCTACAAGTAGAGAGCAGGCGAGAAATCGCAAGGCTTTCACAATTATTGCTACGCCTAACGGCGTCATGCCGCTGGTTGACTATGCAGCCAGCATAGGCATCACAAGAGGCGCGGCACATTTAAGAATGAAGCGTGGAAAATTAGAGGGTTGCGCGTATGAGTAATATTCAAGGAACAGAGGCATGGCATAAAAGCAGACTTGGCCGTGTTACTGCTTCGCGCATATCTGACGTAATGGCGAAAACCAAAACAGGACCAAGTGCCAGCCGCAAAAATTACATGATGCAGCTTTTGTGCGAGCGCCTGACTAAACGCAAAGAGGAAGGCTTTACCAGCGCGGCCATGATTCGCGGCACCGAACTGGAAGCAATCGCCCGCAGCGCATACGAGGTTGATAAGGGCGTGATGGTGCAGGAAGTTGGGTTTGTGCCTTGCCTGCCGATTGATATGGCTGGTGCGAGTCCTGACGGGCTTGTAGGTGATGACGGGCTTATTGAGATCAAGTGCCCTAATACCGCGCAGCATGTTGAATTTCTGCGAACCAGCAAGATTGATCCTGGTTATGAATATCAAATGTTGTTCCAGATGATTTGCACAGGGCGCGCATGGTGCGACTTCGTTTCCTTTGATGATCGCTTGCCCGAAGAACTGCAATACAAGTGCATCCGGTTTCACTACAACCACGCAGAGGCATCAAAAATAATTAATGAGGTTCGCGCCTTCTTGGATGATTTGGCGCAACTTGAAAACGAACTTAAAAATATTCAGGAGGCAGCATGAAACCTATATCAGAAATACCAGAGCACGAATATTTGCCCGAGCGTGATGAGATCGAGACAACGCATGACATAGCATTTGATGTGCTTATGGGCGTATGTGGCGCTGTGTTCGTTGGTGTTATTGCCGCCGCTGTTTGGCTGAAGGTGACGGTATGAAACGATTAACAAAGCAGCAGAAAGAATCGCAGCAGAAGGCCGCATTGTTGCGCCGAATTGAAACAGCGCAGAGGTGAGTCATGGCTGATCTGTTGACAATGGAGCAAGCTGCAAAGCAACTGGCGATCAGTGCCCAGCACTTGCGCCGGGAGTTTGTCAATAAGGGAATTTTGGCTGTGGTCAGTCTTGGCAAGGGCTGCAAAGGGGATAGAATCGACCCGCAAGAATTGGCGAGGCTAGTTGTGTCACGGAGTGAAAGGCGATGCTTTACAAGCGAGGAAACACTTGGTGGATCAAGTTTAAAACCAAGGGCGAAACTATCAGGCGATCCGCTGGGACAGCCAGCAAGCGCAAGGCTCAAGAGGTCGAGCGCGCATTAAGGGATCAGGTTGCTCGCAATATTCACGCAGGCAGAACTGGTAAACCGGTAACGTACACGTATGAAGATGCTTTGCTAAAGTGGATTCAATCAGGCGCGCCAAAAAGCATGTGGAGCCACGCCAGGAACACGCGCCCTTACCTGGATTCATCTCCATTGCATTTGGTTGTGCCTGCCGCCCACGCGATGAAGGCCGACATGCTGCGCAAGAAGCTTTCACCACAAACCATAAACCGAAGGCTTGCCGTGGTGCGCCGTGTTCTGAATGTTGCCTATAGAGAATGGGATTGGATATCCGAGCCGCTGGGTCAGAAGATCCAGTTGCTCAGCGAGAAAGGAATGGCGAGAGAGTTCTACTTGTCACGCGCAGAAGTGAATTTATTGATAGCAAGCGTCAAAAGCAAGACTGCGCGCAACGTGATAACGCTTGCCGCATTCACTGGATTGAGAAAGAGCGAGCTATTGGGATTGACGGTCAAGAACTGGCAGAAGCCTTACATCGTTCTGAACAACAAAACGAAAGCGGGTAAGCCGCGCACGATACCGGTTATCGAAGAAGTGCAGGAGTGTGTGATGCTGCCGTTTGATATAACCGAGCAGCAGTTGCGGGAAGAGTTCGAGGCGGCAAGGGAATTGATTCAGCGTCCCGATGTGCGGTTCCACGATCTGAGACACACATACGCTTCCTGGCTTGCGAAAGACCCCAAGGTGCCGCTTACCACGCTGCGGGACTTGCTGGGGCACAGCAATCTTTCAGTAACCAGTAAGTACGCCCATTTGCGCGGGGATACGATGGGGCTGGTAACAGATGCTTTAAATGGAACTTTGCATTAATGGGTCACATTGTGCCCCTTTGCAATATTTTAAACAGGTGCTTTTAAATGATTGAAATATGGTGTAACTTGTTGAATTATAAGGTGGTGCCCGGAACCGGAATCGAACCGGTACAGCCTTGCGGCCGAGGGATTTTAAGTCCGTTTATGGCATCACATAAATAGGCAAGTAGTTGTAATTATAAGGACTTATAAAAACCATAGCGGTTTTAATTCCCACTAAAGAGGCACAAAAAGGGGCACACATGATTCACTTGAGAGGCAGTATGTATCACTGCAAATTCAAAGCTGGCGGAGTTGTTCACCAGAGATCTCTGAAGACAGGCGATTTTGAGGAGGCAACCCGAAGAGCAGCAAGGCTTGTTGCCACTACAAAACAGATTGCCAGCGCCAAGGGCACGATAGTTGACACTGGCACATAACTAGTGTTTAATCTTTCCCATGTTGCGGCGGTTATTATCGTTTCAGCATCAAGGTAGGGGTCACAAATCCAACCATTTTCAAAACAAGCCTAGGTTCGCTGCCTGGGCTTTTTTGTGAGCTGCGTTTACACCAAACGTTAAAAAATAGACGTCTAGTTAGTTGGGAGTTTAAGGGCCATATTTGACTCTGTAAAGTGTTATTCATTGTTAATTACTTGTGGATAAATAACGACTTAAATTGAATTAAAACTATTTGAAACTATTCGGACTTATTCGGACTTATGAAGCGGAGGCTGTTGGTTGGGATTGGGACGACATGACGCCAATCAAACTTGGCGCTTTAGCTGCCGCCATGTTTTCAGGAATGAAAAGCAGATCAAGCGCGGGCTGCCATCACGTTTGTGGCGGCGAACAGTAATACGCAGATAAAATGCCTCACTTCAATTATTCCTCTCTGCGAATTAACCAATTGCCGGTTTATAAATCACGGTGATGTTGCCTGTGGCTGCGTTATCAGGATCGACAACAATGCTGGTTTTGAAGTGAGCGTCTCCGAGATTCACAAATGTGCCTGCGGCCAATGATGCCGGCAGAGTGAACACGGTGACGGTGTCATCCTTAATGGGGCAGGCATGAGCTGACAGGACGGTATTCACGTAAATGCCTCTGACTGCACACTGCCCGGCCTTAACAGTTGTAGAATCAACTGAAAGATCAACCACGCCGTAATCAAACTCTAAAGCAACGGGTGCTACATTCATTTTTTAAGCTCCTTATTAATTATTGCTATGATATGGTCGATTTCTGTCAGAAATCGCAAGTTTTACCATGATGTAACTCTCATCCACCCATTACCGCCATTACCGCCAACGCCTCCATCGTATAGCCTGCCAGTCCCGCCGCCGCCGCCGCCGGATCCTAAGCTGCCAGCGCCGCCATTCCCGCCAATGCTGGATGTTGATGCTCCGCCGCCGCCGCCGCCCGTGCCGCTTGACCCGGCAGACCCGGCAGACCCTGTGGCCGCCCCGCCGCCGCTGCCGCCGCCTGAAGCTCCAGCAAAAGAGCCGCCAGCGCCACCAGCCAAAGCTGTCAGCCCTGTTGTTATGCCTCCGCCGCCGCCGCCGCCAGGACCGCCAAAAACGGAGCAAAAGCCCGCGTTTGCCGTTACGGTCACACTGCTGATGGCACCGGCTGCCGAGTAAAAGCCTGTGGCTGTGGTTGGCCATCCTTCAGAGCTTCCGCTTGCAGCGCTTAACAGGCCGCCGCCCCCGCCGCCGCTGCCGCTGCCCCCTCCCCCGCCATAAGCTGTTACCAACGCGCCAAAAGTAGTATTCCCACCAGTCCCTCCAAACGCCCCTTCTGCGCTTGCTGACGTGCCTCCGGACCCACCAGCTCCTCCGGAGCCTATGGTGACTGTTTCTGTTGCGCCGCAGGCAGACGCCAATAGCAGAGCGCTCCGATAAGCGCCACCTCCCCCCCCGCTTCCTCCGTATTGGGAAGACCCTATGTCCTCATGCCCGCCGCCGCACCCGCCGCCGCCAGCTCCTTTTGATTCAACAAGCACAAAAGTAACGTTGAGCGGTTTGGTCCATGTGCCAGAAGCAGTGAATGCCTGAGAATTCTGAGGCGCAGTAGCGGGCGCCTGTAAACTAAATACCCCCGCCCCATTGGTTGTAAGCACCTGTCCGTTCGTGCCATCAACCGTGGGATATGTCAGCCCGTTTGCAATCAGGCCATTCAGTGTTGCTGGCAAGGTGTGCAGGTCGTAGGCATCATCCGTCGCGTTATACGTGACAGCATAGTGATCATTTAAAAGCAGTGCGCCAGAAGTAAGTGCGGCGCCTCGTGACCGGATTGTTTTAGCCCCAAGGCCGTCCACGTTCAAGGTGGGAGAAGCGCCGCAAGCCACATGCGCCCGGAATACCATCAGGCCCTGTGCGGCAAGAGTTGCGTGAGCATTGTTGGTTGCCAACGTGTAAACAGTGCTTGTGCCTGCCGTTACAATCGTGCCTTGCTGGTCTTTGTAGACTTTGGCGAGTGCCGCCATATTTTCACGAGCCGCGTCATTCACTGCGCTGGGGGCCATGCCTTCCGGCCAGCCATTGGGGGGCGTGGAATTGTTACTGCCTGCTGTTGTACTCCAAGACGAAACGTTACTCATTTTTTAGCGTCCAGTTGTGCGAGTTTTTCGCGGAATGGTTTTTGCTCCATTAGGTCTTCAATGACGGAGTTAATGGAAATATCAGGATTGCGGAATGCGCGCTCAAGTCTGCGTCCTGCTGCGGGGCCAAAATAGTTTGGGTCTTGCGCGAGCTGGCTGATTACTTTTTCGGTTTGCGTGTTGTTTAGCGCGTCATTCAAAACTGATAGAGTGGCTGCGCGTGGCAAAGCTGAAATTGCATCTGCTATCTTCGGCAGTGCAGTGACAGGAAATTTACTTGTTACCCTGCCAGCTCCTGCAATACCCGCGATAGCGCCAGCGGCAACGCCAAGCGCGACCTTGTTAAACCCTGATTCAACAGATTCAAGGCTGAAGTCCTGCCCTCCCGGTGTAACCGACTTCACCGTTTGCAGGATTGCGCCAACCGATACAGCGGACAGCGCCAGTTTGCTGCCAATGGCAAGCGGCCCACCGCTAAACAATCCGGTTAGCCCGCCCAACATAAGGGAGCCTGCCGCTTGTCCTCCTGCCGCAAATGCTGCGGTTTCCATAGGATCGCCATCGTTTAATATTGAAAGTACCGCGCCTTCCACCCCAGCCTCTGCGCTCCTGCCGGTTTGGTTAAGTAGGGTAGAAAATCCTTTTGATGTCTTTGGTAATGCTGTGAGCGCGGATTTAAGGGATGGGGCAAACTCAATACCGAGGGCAGAAAGGTCTGTTGCTTTGTTGGCAACAAGCGCTTCTTTGGCTGCAAGCTGATCCGCCTCTTTAGCGATCAGTGCGCGCTTCTGATTTACGTGCGCCATTGCTCGATCACCAGCCACAGGATTCCGCAAAGCGCCGAGTGTTGCGACATCGCCAGCAATGCCGCCCGCCATTGTAGCAATCGGATTTTTTTGCGCCATCCCTTCAGATATGAGCTGCTGCTGTGCGCGCGGATCGGGTTTGAACTGGCTCCAATCCCCGGTTGTGAGCGCAGCGACGCCTTCCCCAAGCCTCTGCGCGCCTGCAAAGACGGTCATTGCATCTGGCATACCGGGAATAACCCTTTCTCCCATCTTGGGAAGCGGGCCTTGTGTGGTGCGCGGATAGCCCAGCAACTCAGGAAGGTTGCCGAAGTTTTTAGCATCATTAATAACTTTGTTGGGAATCGACATTAAAGCAGTTACGGCAAGATCAGGCAGGCCGGTAATGTTGTTGGTGAAACGCTCTAATCCAGCCCGCGCAAAGGCCTTTCCACTGTCATCCGGGTTGGTGTAATTTCTTGGGACAGGGTAGCCGGTCATTTTGTCGGCAAGCGCTTGCAGTAATTCAACCTTGCGTCTTTTCAGTTTCACAAGGTCGGTTTGTTGTTGCGGCAATGCTCCCGCGTCGAACAGCTCCCCAACCGTATCAGCCCCTTGTGGTAATGCCATTATTGGCCCCTCAACCGAGCTTCTAGTGCCTGAATTTCTGCGTTAAGGGCGTCAATTTCAGAAGATGACCCCGATGGGTTTAATATCGCACTCGCCGGTGCGTTTGGCGTTGTTGATCGGGTTCCGCGCAAGGTGCCGATCAGTGATCGAAGGTTTGCAGCATCCTTAATGCCGATATCCTCAATTTCAGCAGCATCAAGCAAGGCTTCCATGTTGTCGGCAATGATCAGATTGTTTGCGCCAGGTGACGCGCCAAGGCTGGCGTTAGAACTCATGAGAGCCTGGAATTTTGTATCCGTGATTGCGCCGGTACCAGCAAGCCGATCAAGCGAGCCAACCACGAAGTCGGTGGATAGCTTGTTAAATCGGTCAAAGTCAGCCTTTAGAGCTTCGGCCTTGGACGTGTCGCCGCCGGTAAGGGATTGCAGCGCCTGAACACCACCAGCCCACGCCCTGCGCAGCTCTGGCATAGGCAAACCAGTTTCAAGAGCTGTGCCTTCCAGTCTGCTGTTCAGGTCAGCCATTTCTTTTAGTTTGGAAACGTCTTGAATTACGTGGCGCACAGTAGATGATCTTTCTTGTGTGGCAGTTTCGGTTTTTTCTGCTCTGGACTCTCTCGCCGCTGCCAGTTCTTGGGTCAACAGGGCAAGCTGCGCCTGATCCATCAAGGCTCCAGTGGGGTCGGATTCCGCCGTGAACGTCAGGAATTGATCTCGGAATGCGGGAGTGCCTTCCTGCAGTTCCGGATACAGTTCTTTAAAAGTGTTGTAGTCAGTCGATACCCTCGGCGCTTCTGTTTTCTGGAACTGTTGGGCCAACAAGCCCTGCGCCACCGCTTCCGGCGCTACTTGACCAAGCAAGCCCATCATCTGAGCCTGCCCCTGCGGTGTTGTGTAAGGCGCTGGCGTCGGCACCGATACAGGTCCGGGAGTTTGACCGGGCTGCATCAAGGCAGACATTTCCTTCATTGCTTTGGCTTTTGCCTGTTCCTGCTCCAGCTTGTTGCGCGCGAATTCCATTTCCATGCGCTCTTTCTGGCGCTGATTCATGTTTTGCATTCCGCCCGCTAAGGCTTGCCCAAAGGTAACGGGCGTAGTGGAGTAGCCAGAGTTTGCGAGCAGTCCTGTGCCGAAATCGCCGAGCGCCCCGCTATCAAGCAGGCCTTTCCAATTCATTGCCATTAGCCGAATGCTCCCAATAATCCACCGATTGCCGCGCCGCCAGCCGCGCCCCAAGGCCCGCCAATCTGGAAGCCTATTTGCCCGCCAGACGCAGCGCCTCCAATAGCTCCCGCGCCTCTATTGCGAGTCACTGGCTGCGTGGACTGCTGCCCCATCAAAGATTGGAAGTTTGGCGCTCCGTTTAAAGCCGCAATCATCATCTGCTGCGCGGTCATCGGAGCGGTGAGCTGCTGCTGTTCTAGCTGCTGTTGCTGATCACCCACATCCATAAGCGTATTAGCCTGCTGCTGCTCAAGCTGAGAGCCAAGCAAGCTCAGGGAGGGCAAGTTTTGGGCAGACTGTAACTGCCTTGATCGTTCGGCGCTCAAAAGCCCTCCCAATGACATCACCGCTTGATTGCGCAGCGACTGCTGATCTATATCTTGGCCGCGTTGCGCAATGCCGCCCTGAAACGTTTGGCCTGCAGCGTCGATTTGCTGGCCCCGGCCTGCTAGACCAAAACTGCCAAGCTGAGAGGCCGCGGCCATCTGCCTTCCTCGCTCATCGCCGTACAGTCGCGCAAAGGAATCAGACGCCGCCTGCTGCATCCCAATCTGTGCCAGACCGCCCTTGATTGCGCCTGATCCGCCTTGTGCGTAACCAGAGAGAATGCTTGGCCGCGCTGCCCGCATGGAGGCTTGCACTGCCTCATCGAAACCGGCTGATCCATAGAGTCCGTTACCGCTTGCCGTGCCTTGAAGCGCAGCCAGTGAAGCCGGATCGAGCTGATAACCCTGGTTGGCAAACTGAGACAACATACCCGGATCAATGCCAGCAAGATTCGGCGCGTTGATGGCGGCGTCAATTCCCTTTTCATAGGATGGCAGCATTTTGCCCAACCAGCCGCCTTGTGCTGCGTTTTTCAGCACATTCATTCCTGTCTGCGCTGCGCCGTTCGGGTCGTTAAAATTCGTTACTGCATTACCTGCGGCATCAATCGCCATCTGTTGGCCGTGCCGCTGGTTCTGGTTGAATGGCGCAACAAGCTGATCCGCGCCAGCGCCGGAAAGCTGTTTCTGCAAACTTATCAACGCATCGTTGGACATGGATGCTTGATTCTGCATATACGGCTGCAGAAATGCGGGGATGTCCGTCTTTTGTGTGACCGTTTGGTCTTTGCTACTGGAACCCATTAAGTTAACTCCATCAGGGTGGATTTAACTTTCCACCTTGTTAATTTTTTTACGAGTCCGGGGCGGCATGAAGCCTCAATGGTGGTTGCCCCTATCAGGTCTCTGTACTCTTTAAGCAATGGCTCGACCTTATCTAGCCATGCGCTCATATTCCGACCAGCAAGCAATTCAACAAGCAAGACCTTCTGTGCCGGGTGGTTCTGGATGGAAAATATCCCGGCTGCAATTATTTCTTCGGCCTCGTGGCATACCCACATGGCCATAAATCCCGCTTTAACTGCGTCATAATAATATTGTTCTGTCATGTGTCTGCCCGCGTGACAGCGGAGCGCTTTTTGAATCATCGGTCTAACCGACATCCAGACAAAATCAACGGACTCTGGGGTAACTGCGCTAATCACGCGATTACGGCGCGATCCTGAACGCGACGCCAATTTGTGCCATCGCTGAAAGCAAGCGTTTTGCCTCCTGTTTCGTTGGACACATAAATCAAGCTCGCTTCCCATAACGCTGCGCTGGGAACTCCTGCGACCGTGTAAGACATAAGAGGCAACGGGTAAGTCATTGACCGGCTGCCATCAAGAGGAAGTCCTGCATTTGCGCGCGCTGCAATCTGGCGTCTGTGCGCTTTTTCGTCTACGCTATCGAGCGGAACATCTGGGCGCTGATTGGCTATTGTCGGCATTAAGCCCGGCCCTCTGCTTTTCGCGCATCAGCAGGATCAACCTGAACCCCAAGGGCGTCTGTCCAGTTATTGCCGGAAATGGTCAGCCTGATGCGGTGATAGCGCGAATTGTTGCGCGTGGTGAACTTTCCAGATGCGGACTGTGTGAGTGATGAGCCATAGGTAACATCGTCTGATAACCTGCCTCTTGATCCGACCTCTGCAGTCACAGTGCCGCGATCAACCAGCGGGCGGAAAGCATTTAAGTACGTGTTTGCGCCTGCATATATTTCGCTCTCCCGCGTTTCAATTGTCGCGGTTTTATTCACGCCACGAAAGAACCCAAGTTTGTAATCCCCGTCAAAGGCCGCAAGCTGCGATGACGCCCGCTTAAACAGATCAGAATCAAGCGAGACATCCATCAAATCAATATCAGGGTAGCCAAGAGAGTCCAGCTCATCCAAGGTAATGCCGACGCCTTTCGACCTTACAAGCAACTCAATTTCTTCCTCTATCAGCGTCCACTTTCCAAACGTGCGGTCATAAATGATTATTTTGTTTGGCCTCCCGTCTGTGTTGCTCGATCCAGGGTAAGCCCACGCTATTCGGTTACTGGTAGGGTCAGCGATACAGGATATCCGGCTGAGGTAATCCGGATCGAGATCATCGAAGAAAAACTGATCGACCTTTCCAGCGCCTATGTAATTAACGCCGGTCCCGCCGTTGGTTAATTCAACAAACCCCTGCTCTGCAACGAAATAGGTATTACTGCCAAGGTTGCATACAGTGCCTGCAGATATAGCGCCGATATCAGGAAGAATCTCATCAATCTGGAATACAACAGGAGACCCAATGAACGACATCCGAAATACGGAGCGCTGACAGACAATGATCCCCACTTCGCCGCCGATGATTTTATATATCGGCCCGCCTGTGGTGAGGTCGCGGTAATCGGCCAAGGTGCTGGCTGATACCGTCCAGTCTGTTTCATCGCCAATGCCGCACCATCTAATTCTGTTTGGCGCGTTTCCATCTGAGGCATCGTAAGTATTGCCCATCACCACAAAATCACGAACAACGCCAATATGTCTCGCCCTGAAATCAGTGGTCAGATTTGAAAAGGCTGCGGCACCCATCGTGATCTGCTGCGGGTTATTGCTGAAATTAACCGCAAGTATTTTGTTTTCCCATCGTGCGAATTCCCACACTTCGTCTGCGCCTGTTGTATAGGGAGCAAGGGAAACATCGGTCCATGTCAGATTGTCAGAATCAAGCTCATATAAAGCTGTTTCGTTGCCAACATACTGATATGAGACGTTATCGCGGTCATAGGCCTCAATCGCTCCACGCGGGCGCGAGCTGATTGCGGTTGTTAGAACACTAAGCGATTTAAACGGTTTGTAACCGTCCCTGCTGGGCAGCGCGTTGGTTGCGGTAATCGCGCCAGCACTGCCAAGATCAGCCGCATCTGGCGTCCATTCCGAGAACGTTAAAATGGCCATTAAGGAGTGGCACCATACACGCGAGACGTAAGCCTGCCTATACTGCGCTCTTGCCTGCGGGCCTGCGTCAGACCATCAATGCAGTCTTTGTAAAGTTGGCCCCATGTCACCAGCCGCTCATCATTCAACAGGTAGGGAGCTGACGCGATCAAAGCGCCGTACAGATAAGCGTCTGGCGCACGGGTAAGCAGATCGTTGGTTGTGTTGTCATCTGACAAGGCGGTGAAAGCCTTGTGGTACTGAATTTCGCCGCTGTAGGACTCACCAGGCGCCACATCAAATTCCAGCTCATTGCTGACTGTGTAGAATGTTGGCTTGCCTGTAGTTTCCTGCCGATATTGAGCCATCTGCTCGATGGTTAAAAAGCTGAGCGTGGTTACAGGATTAGTCAGCAAGCGAAGGCTGATACCCTCAAGAAATCCTGTTGGCAAGGATACATACCGCGCATTTACGGTAATGGCGCTGCGCGTGATCATCTGCCTGATCCGGATATCCCGCTTGTGGCGAGACTCGGCAAGATCAATAAAGGTGTCAATTTTCGAGGTCAAGTCATCCCTGTCAAGGTGGTCTGCAATCTCGACTTTTAAATCTGAATAAGTAGTTAGAGCCATTAGACCTTGACCACTCCCGGTTTTGTTCTGAATGCGCGGAAATCGCGGCCATTTAACAAGTCATTCCAGATTCTTTTAGCTCTGTCTGTTTTTGAAGACATTAATTCGCCAAAGGGTATTTTGTGCAGCGTGCACATCTGCTCAATAACAATAACGGGGATAGAGGCAACCTTGTGCATATCCCCTTTATAAGACTCAGTAGCCAAAGACAATTCCGCAGCGTTGCGTTTTAGCAGCGGCTGCACATCAACGATAGTTTCAATCGTGATACGATCCTTCCCATCGTCGCCGGTATGCAGCCAGTGTTTTTCAATGCCGCCCCGGATTGCTTCAGCTCCGAGTAATTTCATTACAGCGGCTCCAGCTCGAAAGTAACAACAAGGTTTGCCGCAGTAGTTGATGCTCCATCGGTTTCAAGCTCTATGGCCTGCGTATCCGTGAACTTGTTTGCTCCAGTCGGTATGCAGAAATCCACATCGCCTGCTGCGGAGCCTGAATAGGCAACCGTTATAGCGCTACCAGTTACTGCAGTGCCGGCAATCTTTGCGCCGAGAATGGAGTCGGCAACGGTAATAGCGCCGTTTAACACGGTTGATATTTTCTTGATCCTGCCGTTAAAACCGGGAACCACATAAATCTGGCCCGGTGTTGAAACGTCGGTGATCATTGCGGTTGTGAACCGCAGACTTAAATCGACCTTTTTAGGGTAGGAATTTGCCATATATTTACCTGTTGGCGCGCATAAAAAAGCCCCCGTTAGGAGGCTTCGTTATTCAGCGATTGATGATTAAGCGGTTGTGAGGTCGGCAACTATGCCGCTGGCTTTCTGATTACAAGCTTCAAGCGTGTATTCAGACAGCAACTGCTTGCGGTCAGTATCGCCAGTTTTGGCAAGGTCAGACGTGACCATGTTACGACCGGGCATAAACGCCACTTTCCACATATCCATATCCAGAATCAACGCATCGCGTGAACGCTGGAAACGGTTGAACATCATTTTCAACGAGCCAAAGTCAGACGCATACACGTCATATGTCGCGTGTAGAGTGCTGTCTTCCGCTTTCTGGAACCCGGTAGAGCCGGCGGAAAAGCTGGACGCTACTTGACGGTTGAAGCTGCCCATTGAAAGGATGGTGGGCGCGCCGCCTTCCTCTGCTACCAACTGCAGAACAGTTTTAACCTGGTCTTCAGTGAATGCGCGCTGGGTACCATCTGCGCGGGCATCCGTACCGTCGCCGGTTGGGTTGGTGCCGCCAGAGGCCTTGTCTACGTTGGTTGCAATCCATGCAGGAACGCCAGCCAATTCGCGGGCGGTTGTATCATCACCGGCAACGCGAGCGTTGTTATCCAGCAAGACCTTCTCCATGTCGCGCTTCAGCTCTTTACCCGCTTTCAGAACTTGGTAATCCATCTCATCAGCGCGGCCTGCAGTATTCACTGCGCGGGCGGTGCCGGTTACGCGGGGAACCTTGTCAGAAATGTTGGTGTAGTTGCCGCGTCGAAGTGTTGCTACTCGTGCGTCAGTGGTTGCGTCATCGCCTTCAATAACGTAGTTCGTTGCTGCTGCGGCGAGAGAGTCAATCTGCCACTCGTGGTACGTGTTCTTGGCTTCGGTTTTGGCAACCGAACTCAGGAAGGGCGTTTCAGTTGGGGAAATATTGTAAATAACA